GATGCGTAGCTTGTTAGAAGCATGGCGTGACACTCGTAAGTCTATCTGGTCTACAGTAGTAAAATTAGCTACCGTTGGAGTCCTGACGTTTATCGCAGGTGCGGTATGGATGACAATGGGTAAATAAGGTATAACATAATGGCAGAAGATAATAACATTCCAGCATGGGTAGACCCTGACTACGGTTATAACCCAGATTCTCCACGTAAACCTAATATGCGTGAGATGATGGAAATGATCGCAGGTATGCCTCTTGAAGAGCTTTATTCTTCTGGTCAAGATTGGTCAGGTATATCAAGACAAGCATCTGACTTACTGTATGGTAGTGTCGGTTCTAACCAAGATACCAGAGACTTTGTTGCTATTACTAATGCTGCTACTGACCCTACTACAGGTGAGTTAAATGTTGATCGATTCGTAGCTGCCACACAGATTGCAACATCACAAATGTATGGTGGCACTACAGTTAAATATCAATCAGGTGGCTATCAAACAGATGAGTTAGGCAATACTGTCATGGATGACAGTGGTAATCCTTTAGAGCTTCCCCCTTCCCTTTATATTGTTGGTAATAACGGAACTGTTCTACGTGGACTTTCTGTTTCTAACGTAGAAAAAATGGAAGAAGAACTAAAAACATTTGGTGTTCAGACTGTTGACTGGGTTGGCGATGTCATGAACGGTATGCAACAGTCTGGTAGTTTTACTGAAACTCAAATGCAAAACAATCTGAAGGTTCTAGGAGATCTTCAGAATGCTTATAATCCTTGGGCTGACTACCAAGACATTTGGGGTTTAGAAAATCTTGTTACAGGTGTAGCTCCTACGATTGACAACTTTAAAGTTGTTTCTGGTCTAAAAGCTACAGGAACAGGCTCAGAAACTGTTACTGAAACACCTGCCCAAACCATTACATCCCCTGAAGTTCAGACTGTTGAAGAAGCAACCTCTACCACAACAGATGTAACTACTCCTACTTATACGGAAACACCTCAAGCTTCTGAGGCTTTACCTGCTACAACACCAGGATATAATCAAATGCAAAATCAAGCACAAAATATTCAAACAGGTGTAACAGGAACAGGTATTTATCCTCAGACTAATGTCACTGGAACAACAGGAACTCCTGTTCAAACTTCAGGTTTGTCTGCAGTTCCTCAGACTATACAGACTATGCCTAACTACACTGGCACTACAATGGCTAATCTTACAAGTCAGTCTCAAGGTGGTTTTGGAGGAATTAAAAAGTATAAGAACGCTTTCGGTCAAGAAATCTCAGTTACTGTTGATGCTTCAGGAAATCCTCTTACATTTGTACCACCAGGTTACACTGCTGCTGCAGAGGGTGGTCTAATGACTGGGTATAACGAAGGTGGTTTAGAGTCTGACCCAGTCAAATCCAGTGATGATATTTACTTAAAGATTGCTAAGAGGGTGATGAACTTTCAAGGTGATTCCTCAGAGCTTAAAAAACAAATGGCTGCTAACCCTGCTTTAGCTGCAAAGCTTGGTAGTCTTACTAATGCTTTGACTAACATGGCTACAACACGTATGGGTGCAGCACCTGGGACAGATGTAGGTAATCTTTCTTCACAGATAGGTCCAGAGCAGTTTAAGAAGATGCAACAGGACGTTGTTACTGGAACTATGGTTCCTCCTCAACAGGCTGCTGTACAACAAATAACACCACAAGCTGCAGACTTTATTCCTACTACTGCAGGAATGGCACCTGCCCAAGCTGACATGGCTCAAGCAGCTACAGTAGGTACTGTGCAACAAGCACAGATGCCTCAGATGACTGCTGCGGGTACTATGGCACCGACTACTGTCACACCACAAGTACAGGCTGAAACAGATGCACTACAGGCTCAGACTGGTGCAATCCAACCTGGTTCAACTATCACACCACAACAACAGCTAACTACTTCTATCACTGGTATGCAAGCTGCTACTGGTGAATCTGTTGATGTTACTGGTGCTCCTACTCGTACAATGCAAGTAGGGGAAAGAGTTGAAGGTACTGGTGTTGATCAAACCCAAGTAGCGCAAGCCTTTGGAACTGGTGAAGTGCAAGCCGCTTCAGTCCAAGATGAACTAGCAGGATTGATGCAACAGTTTGAGGGTGGAGACACACCTGCTTGGGCTGCAGGATCTATGAGGGCTGCTACACAGATGCTTGCTGCCAGAGGTCTTGGTGCTTCATCTCTAGCAGGGCAAGCTGTCATCCAAGCTGCTATGGAAGCTGCACTACCTATTGCTCAGATTGACGCAGGTAATAAGCAGCAGATGGCTTTGTTTAAAGCAGAGCAAAGAGCTAAGTTCTTAGGCATTGAGTTTGACCAAGCATTCCAAGCTAAGGTCATGAACGCAGCTAAAGTTTCTGAGATTGCTAACATGCAGTTCAGTGCTGACCAACAGATTGCTCTTGAAAACTCTCGTGCTGCCAACACAATGGAATTAAATAATCTGTCTAACCAACAAGCTATGGTTATGGCAGAAGCTGCTGCGTTGTCTCAGTTGGATATGGCTAACCTAAACAACAGACAACAGTCTGCTGTGCAAAATGCTCAGAACTTCCTTCAAATGGACATGGCAAACTTGAACAATGAACAACAAACTGCTATGTTCAAAGCACAACAAAACATTCAAGCTTTGTTTACTGACCAAGCTGCTGAGAATGCTGCTGAACAGTTTAATGCTACAAGTGAAAACCAAACTAACCAGTTCTTTGCTTCGTTGTCTGCACAGACTTCTCAGTTCAATGCTTCACAAGCAAATGCTATGGATCAGTTTAACGTAAACAATGTTAACGCACTCAGACAATTTAATGCTGAGATGCAAAACCAAAGAACTATGTTTAACGCACAAAACGGTCTTGTGATTGCTCAAGCTAATGCTCAGTGGAGACAGAACATAGCTACTATGAATACTGCTGCTATCAATGAAAGTAACATGACCTTTGCTCAAACTATGAATGAGCTAACAGCAACCAACCTTGATGAGATCTGGCAACGTGAAAGAGATTTGTTGTCAATGGCATTCCAAGTTTCTGAGAATAACGCTAACAGAGCTAATGAGGTTGTACTACAAAAGATTGCTGCACAAGCACAGAAAGATGCTGCAGAGCTACAGGCTGACCTTGAAGCAGAAGCAAACACAGGTGACTTTATTAAAGAGATACTAGTTGGTATCGCAGGATGGAGCTAAGATGGCAAAAGATCTAACAGCAAGACAGAGAAAAAAATTAGAAAGACAAATGAACTCTATTGCTGAGTCTATTCTTGGGGATCCAACAGGTAGGTCAAGCAGTTCTACAAGACAGAGTTTGATGTCTGCTAGAGGTGAAGCTGCTAGAACACAGTCTGGTATGCGGGACGCAGCTTATGGTGTCAGACGTGCTCTTCGTGGTACAGAAGACTCAAAAGAAAAGTCTGATGAAACAAATGAAAAGTTGATTGCTAAACTTTCTAGCTTTATTGTTGGAGCAAGAGAGCCAAGTGATACTGAAACGCCAAGCTTAGATTGGTACAATGCTCAAGACATTGACTCAGATATGCCTTATGATCCTGAGTCTTCAAGACCTAACCTAAGTACGTCTGAAGCATCAGAAGAAAGACAAGAATCTACTGATCAGAATAGGGCTGCAGGTGAAGGTCTTCCAGCATTTATCTTTGCAGGATCTGAGTTTAGATCTGCTATAGCTGACACTGAAGCAGACTCTTACGACACTATGTTTGGTAATGCAGAGAGTGTAGATGGTAAATTCCTTGGAACAGAACTTACTGCTATGCCTATGTCTGCAATCTTTGATCTTACTAAATTAAATGGTGACTTCCATAAAAGAAATTTAGAACTAGGGCATGATACAACAGCCGTAGGTAAGTACCAGTTTGTAGGAAACACACTAAGAGATCTTAGAGACAGAGGTATCCTAGAAGAACTAGGTATTACTGACGACACTTTATTTGATGAGAAAACACAGGATACTATTGCTGTATACTTAGTCCAACGTAGAGTTAAACCTGAGTACTCCCTAGCAAAAGCCAGAGAAGAGATGGGCAAGGAATGGGAAGGATTTAAGAAGCTATCTGTTGAGAGACAGAACGCAGTAATAAAAGAAATTAGAGGTAGTTTATAATGGTTGCATCGATAAAAGCCCCAATACCTGGGCAGTCCCTGACGGATACTCCAAAGAACTATCCTTGGGAAAGACCTCCTCAGATTGTTGATTTCAACGAAGCTATCAAGTACCACATTGACAGGCTCACAGATGCAGACGTAATGGATAACGTATTCTTTGGGTTGGAGTACGGCATTCCTTCTTCTATCCTTGTAGAGACTATGATGACTGCTGCAGTAGGGCAAGGTATTCACAACGTAGACGTAAGCCTCATAGTGTTTCCTGTTGTTCACGCCTTTGTACAGAGCGCAGCGGATGAAGCAGGGATAAACTACAAGACAGAGTTTACGGATGATGAAGATGACCCTATAACTAAAGCTGCTGCACTTGTGCGTAAGTCTTTGAAAGCTACACCTAAAGAACAACAAGACGGTGGCTTTGACTTGATGCAAGACGTAGCTGAAGAGCTAGAGGGTGAGACTGAGACCATGCCTGAAGAAATGCCAGAAGAAGAAGCAAAGCCAACAGGCTTAATGTCGAGGGTTTAATAAATGAGACTTAACTTAGGTAGAGTTCTAAGCCATACTGCAGGTTCTCTTGCAGATGAGATGAAAGAGAACAGAGAGTATGTCCGTGATGCTAAGGACAGAATGCAAGCAGACCTTTACCAAAAGGGTCTTGAAAGAAGACAAGCTGTTAAGGCTGCACGTCTTGACATGGAAAGTGCTGTAGACTTTTTAACTGATGAGGGATTAGATCAAGAAAAGATTGTTGCCCTTCTATCAGAGAACCCTAAAGAGTTTCTTCAGTTCTATAAGACTGCACAGCAAGCTAAACTTGAAGGACGTTTGAGTTCTGATATTCTTAATAACGCAGTCAAGGTTGCACAAGGATATCAAGCATCAGACATGACACCGTCTGAGCTTATTAAAGCAGCAACCCCAGACTTTATTCAAGGTACTGATCTAGAGATTGAAGAAGATAAACGTTCTGGTCTTGCAAAACTATTTAGAAGACCTGACCTTGGTGTTATCATGTCAGAGGTTTATGCTAACGATGCTATGGCAGGTGTCAAAGGTGGAGACATTATTGCAAGTATGCAAGCTGATCTCGTCCAAGGTAAGAAAGGTCCAAAGGGAGCAAGTGTAGAGTATAGAGGCTTGACTCCTATGGATCCGACAGACATCTATCAGTTCCAAGGCATAGTTACAAAACGTTACGATGATGCCCTTGAAAAAGAAATCATTAGACTTAATGCCATTGATAGAAGTGGTATGTCTGCTGATGAGAATAAAGCACTTCAAAAAAGAATTGATGCTGCCAAAAAGATTGAAGATATTGAGGATGATGGTCTAAGGATGGAAGCTATCATGACTCAAACAGATGTTGGATTTGATATAGCAAAAGAGTTCAATAGAATGAGTCCACAGATATTTGCTGATCAACCAGCATTCATATCTCCTGATTTATATATGAATTACATTGCAGGAGATGAGCAGTACGAAAGACCAGAGCAACCTGACAGTATCCCTGGAGATGAACCAGAAGATACTATTGAAGTAAACACAATTACAATTACAGCAGACGATGATGCAGACGCTAAGGCTCAAGCTTGGTTCAATTCAAACCCAGATGAAACAGAACTTGTAATTGAGTACGAAGACGGAACAAGAATTGCTTTTGAAAAGGTAGGAAGTGGACGTAGAACCAGAATAAGAAGGGTTGAGTAATGGCTACTTATACCAAGGAAGAATATGAAAGCCTCTTCGGTAAGAAGGCAAAAGGCAGTGGTGCACCTGAAGGTTCTCTGATTGATACACTAATGCAAGACAACAACTTCCGTGTGATAAGTGAGTACATGGAAGACCGTGATGGTATGACTGAAAGAAACTACAGCAAAAGAGAAATTGTAGATTCTTACATAAATAAAATGCGCAAGTTTAACTTCGGGCAATCTATTACAACACTAGAAGAACTAGCTCACCTCAATAAAGGTGACGGTGATGACTTAAAAATGAGGCGTAGTAAAGCTGCTGAAGCCTACAAACTATTTGATAGTCTTGATGGTGCATTCAGTGAGGGTAGAACCTTAGGTGAGAAAGCTGACGCAGTCTGGGATTATGGTCGTGCTCTTATATGGGATCCTGTTAACGTTGTTAGTTTTGGTGTTGGTAAACTAGCTGCTGCAGGAGCAACCAAAGCAGCTACACAAGTAGCCAAACGTGCAGCACTAGAAGCTGCAGAGAACTTGGCTAAACAGTCTGGTAAGAAAGCTGCTACTGCCAAGGGTAAAAAAGAAATACAAGAGGCTGCACAGAAAGAGTTTATGGCAACTCTTCTGAAGGATTCATCTTATAAAAAGTTAAAAGACAAAGCAGTAAGAAAAGAACTTCTTAGTGCTACAGCTTTTGATACTATGGCAGCAGGTGGTGTTGATGCTGCTAGGCAGTCTGCCATGAGAAAGACTGAACTGCAAGAAGGTTATGACCCTATTGCAGGTATGTTAAGTCTTGCAGGTGGTGTCACTGGCGGTGGTCTTGGTTTTGTCCTAGAGAAGACTAGAGGTACAAACAGGATTCCTATCTATTCTCAGTTGATTGATCGATCAGAGAGATTAACTCTTGCTGCTAGAAGAGAAGCTGCTGACCTAACAAAGTCTTCCACTAACTTAAAAGAAAATAAAAGTGCTTTAGATGAGGGTCTATCAAAACTATCTGATCATTCACAAAGATGGGCTGATCAAGTTAAAGATGGTCTTGATTTAAGACTAGCTAACAACGAGATTGATGGTGACTCGTATGATGCTTTATTTGATTATGAACTCATGCACTACTTTTACTTTGGGGATGAAGGTCAAAGAGGTTTAAGAGATATTCTTTATGACGCTGGTGTAGGTAGGTGGGAGCCAAGAGAAAAGGGCGACACATTTAACCTATACATGAAAGATGTGTACGGTATCTTAGACGATGAAACAAAGAAATCTGTTCAAAAGATTTATGATAACGTCTTCAATAAGTTTGATAACACATTTAAAGATTTAACTCTTGACGAATACTTCAAGAAGACTGCTTCTATTTCGTCAGATGCAGGTAGAACTCTAGCCTTATCAAGGCACATGAATGTTCTAAATGAAGTATCTAAAAAATCTTTTAGTGAGATGACAACAAGGGAAGCTGCAGGTCTAATTATTGATCCTGTAACTAAGACTCAAAGAGAAATGTTTGAAGAGGGTGCAGCTAAAGTACAACAAAACTTGATTAAGTTTATTGTTACGCATCCTGGTACAACAGCCCTCAACATCAAAGGTTGGGTTCAAGGCTCTACTATGCAGTCATACTCTGACATGATCCGTGCAGCATTGTACGGTGGAGCTTCTATCTATAAAGATCTAGTAGGCGAGACTGCTACCGCTGCGTCCTACAGAAATAAGTCTAGGCTGATGTTGTCTCTTCAATCTCAGAAGCTGAGAAATCTAGCTGATCCGTATATGACGTATGAAGCTACTATGGACATGCTTACATCTAGGCCAGAAGCAAGAAAAGAATTATTCAGATACCTTGTTGGTGGTGTAGAGGTTGATGATGTCCTGAAGGAACTAGAACTAGACCCGACAGAGACTTTAACCAGGACTAAGTTTGATAAGTTCATGAACTTTGTTCAGACTTCTTACGGTGTTAAAGCTCAAGACTTCTTAACTAAAACTCAAGAGTACATGTATGCTTTAGATAAACAAGTACGTCTAAAGTATGAGATGTCTCTGTCTGATTTCATGCAACAAGATAATGTGTGGGAGTTCATGGCAGATGAAGGTTCTGATGCTTTCAAAGAGTTTTTAGAGATTGAAACAAAATCCGTTAAGCAAGCCTTAGAAAATACTTTCTCTAAGTCTTATGCAGACATGGATGGTATTCTTGGTGCTGTAGCAAAAGGTATTGAGGACACAAGAAAGTTCCCAATCATTGGAGCTATGATGCCGTTCGGTCAGTTCTTCAATAACACTATTGCTTTCATGGCTAACCACAGTGGTGTTGCCTTGGCTTACAATAAGTACAAAGGCACTGGTGATCTGATGGATCTGACAACAAAGACTGCTGCAGGTTGGACTATCTGGGGTGGGCTTGTCGCCAGAGAACAAAAGAACATGGAAGAGGGTCTTGCTTGGGATCAAGAGAGAGCAAGTGACGGTTCTATAATCAGCAGAAAGTTTGACTTTCCTTACAGCCACCTAAAACTTTTAGGTAGAATAGGAGCTTACATTGTTGAAGGAGAGAAAGTTCCTGATGATTTAACTGAAGAGTTCTTGAAGACAGCAGGGCCAGAGGCTCTAACAAGATCTGTTGGTGAGGCTGCAACAAGCATGTCTGAGTTAGCTAAGAGCTTACTTAACATGGAGTTTGATGAAGCATATAAACAGTCAGGACGTTTGCTTGGTGACTCTGTGGCAATGTACACATCTGGTTTTACTAGATTTGCTGACCCTTACAACCAACTGATTGCTGTTTCAAGAGGGGAAGATTACAAAGTCGTTGACAGGAATCAAGGGAATAGAACTTTAAATAATTCTCTTAGGTACTTGGATCAGTTTGTAGCTGTTGCAACAGGTCAAGACATAGCACCTGAAAGAGAAAGTCCTACAAACGAGACTGCAGGTGGTGCGCCAATAGGTCGAGTGTTTGGGTACAGAACTGTTGATGCGCCTTCCACTGTTGAAAAATTATTTAATGATGTTGAAAGACCAAACTGGAAGACAGGAATCTTTGGAACACCTGAGTCAAAGAATCTATTTAGTAAGTACGTCTTTCCTTCACTGGAGATGTACGCAGACATGCTGATTGAGGATGGTACTTGGGATTCTTTAAGTATGGATGACAAGAAATCTGCTCTTGATGACATCCTCAAAATGTCTAGGGACAACGTTAAAGAAACACTGAAGTACTCCACTAGACATGACGAAAGAAAAGCAGGTCTCATTCAAGAGATCCTTGGTAAGAATGTTTCAAAAGAAGACAGAAGAAAATACTTTAGATACTTTGGAACTTCTGAAGAAGAATTGTGGGAGCTAGATGCACCACAGCTATCCCTACTCCTTAGCTTCTTTGAAGACGAGGGTATCCGAAATAAGATACAAGATGCAAAGATAGGGTTAGATGACTAAAAGAAAACCCCCAGTGAAATGCTGGGGGTTTAGTTCATGACGATTTATCTCTAGTCTTTTTATAATCAAGCATAAGTTGGGAGTAGCTGTATGCTTGGTCAACGATCTCGCCTGATCGTAAATACTTTCCAGATGCGAGGAGACCTGATAAAGCCGCACCTGCAAAGTAATCCCTGGTCGGTATATCACCTACAGGAATCTCTTTTTTAATAAACTCTTGGGCTTCTTGCTCAAGGGTTTTCTTTTTATCTACGCTACTTCTATTAGTTTTTTTAGATACCATTGTGCTTTCTCCAAGTCCTGCACACCGTTCTTATAACGCCACCTGTGCATGTACTTTGCTATGTTGCCTCGAAGATAACCAATGAACTCTTCTCTCGTGAGAAAGTCTTTGATGTAATCAATGCATTCAATTTCACCCTGACCATAGTGTTTAGGTTTTTGTACAGCATCGAAGAAATCTTCACACTCTGCACACACACCATTGTCATCCAAAAGGTTATCACACTTACCACAGTAACTCATAGTGTAACCAACTCCGCTTCAGGGTAAGGGATGTGGTAGAAGGTCTC